GTCAGGATGTGCGGATTTTCTCTTGGCAGTTGGCACCGTGGCGGTGAAACCATCCTGCAGCAATGTCTCGCTTGCAGTGCTCACAGTAGAGCTTGGGTCGCTTTTGACCTCGTAGTTTTTCAGATCGAGCATCAATTGCTTCTTGAGTCCACTTAGTGCCACGAGCACGGTCTGCCATTGACTTTCGTCGCTCTTCTGTCCATTCTACTTTACGCATAGGATTATTATCTCCTTTGATACTACTATATCTCCTAATAACAATAACATTTTTAGATATTTTAGTCAACAAAAAAGGGCCTTTCGGCCCTTTTTGAGTTTGATAAACAAACGTTTTTGATTAGCTGAAGGACAAATTGCTCACGGCAATTTCCCCTACGTAGTCGCCCGCATTGCCGAAAGACGATGCAGTGTTTGTCAACTCGATGTATCCATAACGAGTCATGAAGCTCACGACTGGTTCGAATGTTGTTGGGTCAAGAACAACACCGCTGCTCATCAATGGAATGTATGGGCAGTAGAATGCAGGAGCGTCAGCCTCTGAGCTACCTTTGTAACCAACCAACACAGGTGTTGTGTCAGCAGCATAGCTGTCAACAAACACACGCATTGCGCCGTTCAATGTACCAACAAACTTGGTGTTGGTAGGAGCTTCGAAGGTACCTTCTGTAGTACGTGCAAATGCAGATGTAGTTGCACTTTGCAACACTGTCAAGCTAGCAGAGCTAACCACAGCGTAGTTACCAGCGCCACGACGTGTACGCTGAGCGATCAAGTTAGCAACACGGTTGATCAACACGGCCAAAGCAGCGTGTTCATCACCAACGAATGTAGCTGTACCACTAACGGTAGCTTGGTTATATGTGAACTCAGTGCTAGCCAAGCTGCGTAGGCTCAAGAGAATCTCTTGGTCAATTTCAGCTGTGATTTCTTGAGCCAAAGCTGCCATGATTTCGGCTTCAACGTCGATACCATGCATGGCTTGTGCGTCTTGAGCAGCTTCAAATGTCCAACGTGCTTGCAACTTGCGAGTCTTGGCTTCAACAGCCTGCTTCAAGATTTGCACGGAGATCTGACGACCACCGGAACCTTCTAGCACGGATGTGTTAGCACCAGTGTAGTTGGTTTGGTTTGCGTTGACTACACCTGCGCTCACTGTGGTGGCGCTGGAATAGGCTTGTGCAATTTTGAATGGGCTTAGAGCTTCTTCGCCGGCTACAGTGCTGGTTAGAGCAGCCGAAGTATCGTTCATGGTGTTGGCATAGCGCACACGTAGAGTGTGGATCTGACCAACAGGACCAGTCATGGGCTGAACGCCCACCAACTCGTTAGCGATAACGGTTGGCATCACACGACGGATAACAGGCAGAATCACACGGTTAAGTGTGGCAATGTTACCAGCAGCAGTTGAGCCACCGGATGCATTTTCCTTCAAATACCTGCGAGTGTTTTCAAGAATAACACTCATGCTGTTGCGGCGACTGCCTTTAAGACCTTCGAGCAGAGCTTCTTTGGTCTCGTCCCAGCGAGATTCTAATAGATTTTGTGACATTTAAGTCTCCTTTGTTTAATGCTTAGAGCCCTGCCAGGCGCTTGATATCAATCACGTTACTGCGATCTGATTCAGGGCTACGGGCAGTTTTATCACCAGTTACTTCCGACACATTTTCAACAATCACTGTTCGGGCTTTTGTTGATTTGCCTTCAGCTAGTACAGCTGGTAGATACTTTTCAAATGCGTTCTTCAGACGGGCTGTTTGTACGCTTTCGAGTAAATTACGCATGGTTTCCTGCTTCTCTGCGTTGAGAGGAGCAAGTAATTCTTCCATAGTACGAGTACGCACATTGGATTCCTTAATTACACGTATTTCACGTTCTTTGGACTCAATCAAGGTTTTGGCTTGACGAGTGAGTTTGATAGCTTCCGCTAATTGCGAATCTTTGTGTTGAATAGTGTCGTGTAGTTTACGAACTTCTGCATTCTCGTTGAGATGAGTAGCTCCAAACTCCGCGGCATACGCTTCAAAGATACGACGACCAAAGTTGTTCTCACGAGCAGCTTTGATATCTTCGTGCAATTGTGAAAGTTCAGCTTTTAGATGGCGGCTAACAGATTGGCTCATTTTCTCAGCACTTTCCTTAACGAAACGTGTTTGTAATTTTTCCAATTTGCTACGGGCTTCGCGGACCAACTTGACTTTGGTTTCAACCAAATCACGTTTGTCTGCTGCGAACTCAGTGATTTCGCGAGCCAGTGAATGCACCACAAAAGATTCTAGCTTTTGCATTCCTTCAGTGTGCATCTTGCGATCTGAACGCAACTCGCCTAGTTCTTCGGCCAACTTTGTGATCAGGAAGTTGTTGAACTTGCCTGCGGACTCAGTCATTTTGGCTTGGAACTTGACACGATCTTCAGCAAGGGCACGCTTTTCAGCAGCCACTTGTTGAACTTCGGTTGCAAGACCTTCTGTTACCATTCTATCTAAGGCTTCTACCATGACAGTTTTGTCGTGCTCATAGCGTTGCGCAAATTCCTCACGAAGTTCTGCGCGAACCTGCTCACGAGCTTCTGTTAATTTGGATTCCCAAGCTTCGTTGAGTTCCTGACTAACATCCTCGTTGATAAGGCCGCTATCTAGCAATGGTTTAATAGCATCTAGCATGCTTTACTCCTTAAATTTTGAGATCTCTAATGAGGCGCTTTACTTCCCCAGTTAGATATCTCTGTACTTTATTGTCTACACCAACGTCCCGAGCAATTTCCATAACTTTATGACCGTACTTCATGTTCTGAAGTCCTTCATAAATTGCTTTGGGGTATGCGTGGGGTGCACTGGGTTGAGCAACAACATCTACAGTGACAATTTCAAAGTCACTGACATGTCCGTTTGCGTCATTAACGTTGCCACTTCCGCGACTACTGACGCCTAATTTAACTCCTGAATCCAACATTGTCTTGATCAGGTTGCCCATTGGAGTGGGCAATATTCTTAACTTACCGTAACCTGCAGGTCCGTCCATCCACATTTTTTCTACACAGTGGCACACACGATCTAGATTGATTTTTAAGTCTTCTGGGTGATCTACTTCGCCCAGAACACTGTTACCTTCAGTTAATTGCTCGTTAATTGTTTGTACTGCTTTGGAAATTTCTTGTACAGGGTATACGCGGTCATTTGCATTGCGGACTCCGCCTTCAATGCAAATTCCCACCATGTACAAGCTCTTACCACTACCGTCAGGGGCATCCTCAGCCAAGACTTTCATCTTGGCTTGTGAATAATTCAGATGTTCCTGTAGATAACGTTTCATTGCAGATTAGCCCTTACGGCCAAGATTCACGCTCTTGGTGTTAACACCGCTGGCTTGAGCCAAATTTGGCTTGGTAGCAGGCTTTGGTTGTTGTGTACCTTGGCTTGGGCTGTTGCCAACTTTGCCAATAAGGTCTTTAGCAGTTGGAGCAGGACGTCCTTGTGCTTCGGTGCCAGTCATGTGTACGGGCTTGACTGCTCCGCCGATTGGACCTTTAGAACCAGAATTGTTGTCGTTGATGCTACGAGTGTTGGTACCAGCTGGCTCACTGGTCACTGGCTTTGGGGCTGCTTTAAGCGTCACAGCTTCCATCATGCCTTCTGTTTCCAGTTCGTCATCAACAACGTCTTGGCCAGTCATGTCAGGGGTGTCATCAAATTCGCCGCCCTCGGTATCACCAAGTTCATTTTCAAACTCGCTCATAAGTTGGTCCATGAAATCATCTAGTTTCATTTCCAAGTCCATGATGTCGCTTTTGGTAGCAGGCTCGCCATCGTCGCCCATGCCGCCATCGTCGCCCATGCCGCCATCGTCACCCATGCCGCCATCGTCGCCCATGACATCTTCGTCTTCTAGCATGCCTTCTTCTTCAACTTCAATATTGCGAATGAAGTTGTCAGATTCATCGCCGCCCATGCTGCCTTCTTCGATAGAATCATCTTCTTCGATAGAATCATCTTCTTCATCCATGATGCTTTCGTAGATACTGCGGCTTTTTTCAACCACGATATTGTGAAAGAGTTCACGTGCTTTATCTTCTTCGTCATTAATGACGTATTCGATCAACTGTTCAAATTGACTTTTGCTCATAAAAATTGGCTCCTAATAGGTAATGGTTATTCTGCACCAACGGTGCATGAATCTATACACATATTTACGATCAAATATAAAAACGTGTGGTTTATGGTGTCTTTTTTGTCAGAATAACAAAAAGTTATGCGATTGGTTGTGCAGGAGGAGAATATTGAAGTTTTATCAACTTTAATTTGTCGTTGTACTCAACCATGCGTAGGTCATTCATTTTACGCAATTTAGTAAGTTGCTTCAGCGTAAGTTTAGTTTTACGCAGATCTCCCATGCGAGGTTGTGTGTTGTCTTGTGCAACATCCTGATATGCTTCAGGGGATCTTTCATATAACTCGTTAAGTATCATAATGATTATTTATACTATTGGCGGCGGTGCACTGCCTGTTGGCGCAGGAGTTACAGCCGGTTCAGCGCCCGGTGCAGATCCAGGGACAGCTCCTAGTTCTCCACCTGCATTGGTCATTTCTTCTCCTGTTTGAATATCGCTTTCAATACCAGCTGAAGTGATTCCAACACTTCTCAAATCTTGTCCCTGGGTAGTCTGCAGCTCTGGGCTATCCCGTTCTTCTCTCCACAATTTCTGATTCTCAACAATTTCTTCTTCGGTTAATCCTAAGAAGCGTTCCATTAAGAATCGTTTGCTCATGTATGATAATGGTTCAAGACTTGAAAATGCTTGGATACGTGTGTTATCCAGTTCACTTTGACGATAGCTAGCAAAGTTTTGTGGAGGATTAAACTTCAGATTGAATAGTCCTGCATCGATGTTGAATCCTCTCCAATGTAAAAACATTTTGAATTCATCGTCAAGCTTCTGTGCAATCAATGCCTGCAGGCGTTCGCAGTACTGGTTGAATCGATATTCTTGAATCAACGCTGTGCCTACCTTGCCGTCACTCATGATTCTGTCAGAATCCGCTGGACCGGTTGGCAAGTAGCTAGAAGGAACTCGTAGACCAC